AAAATGAACCCCGCCAGCCGAAAGATTTATTAAAGTTTGTGCGTGAGTTATCTCGTAAAAACCTGGTTCTTTACAGGTAAAGGTTGTTCCATCCCATGATCCATGAGTGTCGTAAGTTTTTGTCGGGAATGAGACAGTCGTTAAAGTATTATGCGGAAAACTCGACGCTAAAGATGTCGAAGCCCTCACGCCGATAAATTCACTCGCGGCGATTGTAGCGGGGCCTGAGAGTCTACTTATACTTATATGGAGAGCAGAATCGCTTGCAATCGTTGGCGACGCATTGGTAGACCTTAGCGAAATAATATCCCCAGCTTTTAAGTTGGGAGCAATTACCGAACCACCACCGCCAGCGTTTTGCGGATGATAAGCAACATATTTTAAAAGGGAACCGTTAATATAAACGCCAGATGTAAATGTTGTTCCTATCGAATAAATAAAGCTAGAAATCACATAATCACCAGAAACTGGAACAACATAAGTCGAGCCAGTCCATGCGCCGTAACTATCTTTAATTGCTGTCGCTGCAATGTTGGTCACTGCAACTGTAAGGGCCTGTGTTGTCACTGTGCCAGTAAAGTCAACAACCCGCGTGTCAGTGTCACTAGACATGACTGTGTTGGATGACCAGCCGAGGATTGGAACTTTTGCATAAAACATAACAATATTGTTAGCCAAAAACTCACTGCCAACAAAAGTAGTGTTATCATTTTGACTGAAAGCAAATCTTGAAGCGGAGCTATCCCAATTCACAATAAGTTCGGTGTTTGTGCCAACTGGGTAAAATAAGCCAGAACCAACGGCTTGTAGTGTTGCACTTGCTAGTTTTGTTGTGTCTACCGAGTATCCACTTGGAATAGATGCTTGGACGGCTCCCGCACCCGTTCCGGCAGAACCATCTTTAGTTACGGAAACTGTAATTTCCATAGAGTCGCCAACTCTTCGCCAGCGTCCATTGGCAGAAGCAAGTGCCCCAGTTCCTAAGTTAAAAAAGGTCGGCGTAAAGCTTTGCCAATCACTAACGGCAGCGCCTTGAGGGATAATCTGAGGACCTAAAAAGAAATCATCAAGTGTTACGCTAATTGCTCCACTTGTCGCATTGGCGTTATACCAAACAATGCGCACATTAGCCATATCAACAGGCGTTTGAAACGTGCCAGTCGCAAGACCAACACCACTGCTTTGAACAATGTTAAAAACTCCACTCGGCTGAATCCATTGAGAATTGGTCACATCATAGAAGGCAATCCCGAAAGAATTGGCCGATGACCCTGAAAAATTCCCGTTAGATGCACCCGATGCAATTTTATAAGCAATCGAAAATTGTAAAACCCGAGCTCTGAAAATCTCGTCAACAGGCAATGAATCACTCGCTAAAAAATCCCCTGCCGTTGTGGCTGAGCTTGAAGCGTAGGAAAGTGAGTAATCACCTTCAATCTGACCAGAAGAAATTGTGGCAATTGAAAGGTTAGCATTGGCACCACTTCCGAATGAAGGAACACCACTCGGGAAATTGTTCGTTAGGGTTGCAGTGCCTAAAGACCAACTAGTTGTTAGGTTGTCTTCAAAGTCATTTTTCTCAATTAAATTTTTAAGCCCCTGACCAGCTCCACCACCAACACCTGGAACCCAGTTAGATCCATCCCATTTCAAAACGTCATTCACAATCGGAGCAACTGTTGAAGTGTCAACATCGCTTAAATCATCAATTGAAGCCGCAGCAATCCTTGAATCAGCTCTTGCGTCTGTAAAATAAAGATTTGTAGAACCTTCTGAAACGTCATCGGTATCTAAGACCACGACACCAGATTGACCATTGACTGAAGTCACAGGGCTTGCGGCGATCTCAACGTAAATACTTCCAGACCATCGATAAAGTTTTTGGGTATCAAGTGCGACGTAGAGTTTTCCCGTCTCGCCAGTTACCGGAAAGGCTGCCAAGTTTGCGTATTCTTCAACGTCATCAACGTAGGAAGGAAGCTGAGATGCTGGAACCTTACCACCGCTATCAAGCTCGGCCACTCCATTAGCCGCACCTTTTTCCGAAGCATCAAGCTTTGACTCAACTTCGGTTTCAAGTGCTTGCAAAGCTTGAGTCACGTCTGAATTGTCTGGAATTGTTGAACCTGAAAAAGTACCTAGATCCGTTTGACCGTCAACCGTTCCGGTCAGAGTCCTGATATCAGCAATGTCCGAAGTATTAGCCGAAATATTTGTTGTGTTGGTCGCAATATCCGATGCGTTTTGAGCAATATCATCGGAGTTGTCATTTACCTTTTGCTGAAGGTTTGAAATGTTTGGACCAGATCCAGAATTGTTAAGCGACTGAACACCGAGAAGAGTATTGTCTTGCTGCTTTGAAGCAAAAGCATTGTTGAAGGTGGTTTCGTTAGCGTTTTGACCATTTGATACAGCGATTTTACACCTCCGCCGTAAAAAGATATTTTAAACAGCGACCACGCTTTACGGCGCTAATCCAAGTCGTGAATTTATATCCATAAATACTAGCTACGGACTTATAGCCCTGATGCGTCCCAAGTATTTCACCAGTTTCCCTACAAACAACATTATAAAATGGAAGCCTTGAAATTCTGGCTTTGACAGACTTTTGGCTTTTCGCTTTTTGATTTTCAGAGGTATGAAAGTTCTTCCACATTTTTTCTAAAACTGGACGACGGGCCTCGCTAGAAGCAAAATGTATATGCTTTTGTCTCGTAGACTCAAGATAAAATATTTTTCTATTCTCTTTGCCTCCGAGACTTCCATTTAGACCATTGGCACAAGAATCATATTTTTTAATAAAATATTTTTCCATTTGATCTAATTCTTCCAAGCTCATACATTCTAATAAAATCTCGAAATGAAAATAATCAAAACCATTTTTTCTAATTAAGTCGTAAAACTTCCCAGATTTGCATTGTTTAATTGCGTGGCACTTGTGCTCGCTTATTCTGGTTTTTAATGTTCGACAGGTTGCCCCAATATAAACCTCTTTATTTTTCCCCTCGGCTTTATAAACGATCACGTTAAAACCCTCAAAGTAATAAGACCAATATCGTAGATGTCCGTTAGGTTTTGATCAATTAGCTCGCGAAGCTTAAAGCCCGTCCCATTTGAAAAACCTGGTGTGCTTTCTAATAAAACCTTTGAAAATGAACTTGGATTGGCGGTGTCTGGAACAAACTCAAAAGGAGCTTTTGATATTCCATACCTCAAAAAATCAAGAGCATCCTCAACACCAGTTGGATTATTGTAAATAACTCGACCATCCATTGGAAGGTTTGTTACAAATTTAATTTCAAGCTCAATGAATTTTTCGCGACCAAATGTCACAACTTCCACTCGGCCACTTGCTGCTTTATTGACAGTAGCATCCGCAAGCTGTTCAAAATGCTCTTTCGGAATATATCGCTGTAACCAAAATTGGGGAAAGTATTCCGAGCCTGATCCAAAATTCCCCACATAAGTCGATGCGCCTGTCAAATCTGTTCCAGTTGAAAAGCCCATCAAATCAAAAGCACTGCTCGACAGTGTCGTGCCTGTTCCAGTTAATAAACTAAAATTTGATGACGCTGAAACTGTAATGACATTCGTTGATCGATTAACCGTGACTGTGTAAGTCAATGCGCCTTCAGTCTCAAGAGCTGTTTTGATTGCCACTAAAAACTCAGACAAAGAGTAACTTCCTGGCTCAATCACTGCGTTAAGCTCTGAACCACCTTCATCAAAAGGAATGTTTTGATTTGTTAAATCAACCGTGTGTCCATAGTTGAATTTTGATCTTGAATAAATCATGCAAAGCTCACATTCGCACCTTGAAGATCAACAGCCTCTTTAATTAACTCCACAATCCTAATCCCTGATTCTTGGGTATCAAGCACGTCACCTTGGATGTTTACCGTGACTCGTGATCTTGATTCTTCATCCAAATCATCGCCTGGCGCAGTCGGGGTTTCAATATCAGGCGAAGTGCCAACAAACCCGCCAGATCCAACCGTGGAAGCCGGAGCAGACGCGCCGCCAGCCGAAGCTTGAAGCGCACCACCTAACGCAATCAAGGCAATACCTAAAGGAATCGCACCCGCCGTGGCTTGAAGCCCTGGGACAAACTGCGCAGCTAAACCAGTCAGCAAATAATACTGACCCCACTGAATCGCAATGTCACCTAAAGCACCAAGGACCGCACCACCGAAAGCCTCAAAAGCATTTTCACCTTTAACCAAAGCCGCTCCAACAGAAGCAAACCCCCGCGAAATACCGCCAACCAATGTTTGCGTGGCGGTGCGACCCAATTGTTCAAAAGTAGGAATTAAACTTTTTAAATTCTGACCAAATGAGCTAATCGATGTCTGATTTATTTCAGCGATCTTATTTGAAGCTTGCAGCAAAATCTCTGCTTGAAGCTGAGCAAATTCAACTTGATTGACTAATCCTGTTTCTAAAAACTGCCTTCGAGCTGCATCAATTCTTTGCTCGGATTGAGCATTGATGAGAGCGGTTTGTTCTAAAATCAGCCTTCGATTTGCTTCCCTTGCGTCTTCGCCTTCTAAAAATGTCTGATTGTAAGCTCTTTGCGATTCTAATGCAGCTGCTTGCTCTTGCAAAAGCGTTTGAGAAAAGCTTTGTCTACCTTCAGACCTTCGGCGAAGCTCTTCAGCTGTGGGTCCTATTACCTGTGGCGCAGACTGAGCCTCGACACCACGAGCCCGATCACTGGCTAATTGAGCTTTTCTTAAATCATCTAAAGCTATTTTTTGAAGCTCGATTGCATTGGTTAGCTCTTTGGTGAAGGCAAGCCTTTCATCGGATCCACCAAGAAAGTTTGCGTCCGTTAGCCTTTGATTGACTCGCTCTAAATCAGCCTCAAGCCTTGCAAGGTTTTCCGATGCTTGCTCGATCCCAATGTTAAATCCAGCAGTTGAATCTTTTCCGCTGTTTCTAAATCTTTCAATTGATGTAGCAAGACCAGCAAAAGCATTTGAAATCAAATTCAATCCCGAAACAGTCGGAGGTGATGTGGTCACTAAAAGACCAAGCTGCTTTACAACATCGCCAAGGTTATTCGATAACTGAGCAGATGCTCCGCTAAATGTTTGGGTTTGAGCCGCCGCAGCTCCCCTAAATCGATCAGCGACTAAAGTTACAGCGTCGCCAGCTTTTAACTGCTCGGCTGTTAATGTTCTAACCGAAGGTAAAACTTCCGCAATTCTTCCCGCTGTGCCATCTAAAGTCTGACCGAGTGTCCTAACTGCAGTCGTGGCATCGATTCCAGTAGCAACGGAAAAGTCAATCGCTGCTTTTGTAAGTGCAATCGCGTCTTCATTTGTTTGGGTAAAATTTCTTGATAAAGCTGAAAGTTCTAAAACTAAATCATCACCGAAAGTTGTGGTTTTTTGAATCTCTGATGAAAAATCTAAAAAGCTTTGGCTTGCTTGCTCCGAAAAAGACCCTGCAAGTTTTAAGGATGTGTTGAGCTTATTGACCGATGCTTCAAACTGACCAGCTTGTGAAATGGCCTCTCGAAAAGTAAACGCACCGCCAATGGCAACACCGAGAGGACCTAAAAGCCTAGCTGCTCCACTGACAACACCGCTAAGCCCTCGACTAATTCCGCCAGCTAAAAGATCACCGCCAGCGTTTCCACCCTGTCCTAAAAGTCCTTTAATCTTATTGACTGTGTTTTTGACGTCGGCTGTGTCAGCTTCCGTTCCGACTTTTAACTCAATATCAGCCACGATTTTCTTCCTTCATCATCTTGGCCATCTTGACCAACTTTTCAAGGTTTGGCTTCTCGGCTGAACCAGATCCCTCAATGGTCTTTAATTCTTGCCGCTGCCTTTTATCATAACGTGATCTGGCTTCCTTTTTTAAGTCCGAATAACTGGAAACTGTGCAGCTATTTAAATTTTCCTCGGCCTGAATCACATTCATTGCCTGATAAAGCTCGTTAAAAAGAGTCACTGGCAATTCTTCGACTTCTAGAAAGCCCATGCCATAAAAGCGCATGAGCTTTGCCTTGGTGTATGTTTTTACTCTAACTTTTTTTTAAAGCTTAGAGCGTCAAAAATCGCTTCCATGATCTTGTTTTTAGCAGCAACCCCAAGCGCATCAATCTCAGACTCAGGAATTCCAACCGTCTTTAACAAAGTATCAAACGCAGCCAAAGGATTAACTTTGACTGCATCGTCGTAAGCTTCGATCTCTTTTTTGGTCAGGTCCCTGATTTTGTAAGATCCGCTTTTGAGCTTCAATTCAAAAAGAGCGCCTTCACTAAGATCAAGAGTTTTCAATTAAAGCCCCGCTTGGAAAATATCGCCAAATGCAAAAAAGTTAAACTTAGTGTCAAACTCAGTGTCAGCTAGACATTGAAAAGTAACAGTGAGTTTTCTAGGATTCTCACCGCTTAAGGTCAATGTCGAAGGCACTGGAAGAGCCGCCAAATAGTTGAAATTGGTCTGATCATTTGTTGCGTTGACTGGTTTAAAAACCAATCGAGCCGATTCGGTAAGCATCGCTTTACCAAGGAAAGATGTGCCCATTCCAAAAACTTCGCTACCACCTGATGGAGTCTCTGATCCACCATAAACACGGTAAAGCTCTTCAAGCTTTGCAGCATCGGTTTCTAGCATTGTGAGTTCAACTTCTGTTTCGCCAAACCCGTTACCCAAAACCGCAACAGGAGTGACGCCAAATTGATGAGCGCTAATAGTTAGTGTTTCGGGAGCTGCAGGAAGCTCGATGTCGCCTTCCAAAAGACCAAGATCAAAGTCTTTTCCTTTTCGCTCAGTGCCAATGATGATCGACACCGCTGTTCCACTTGAAAGGGTAACTTCGCCAACGCTTGTTCGAGTCACTCGGACTTGAGTTGTTGAACCAGTCACAAGCACTGCATTTAGGCCAGTGATCGCATCAACTTCAGCAATAAAAGCTGTGGCAATTTGAGCCGCTGTTGCAGAGGCAGCATAATCAACTTCAACAAGTGTTCCACCGCCGGCGCTTGGAGCTGTGTCTGTGTCGTTTTCATCAAACCACACGCGAGAAAAAGTTCCGTCGGGCAAATAAATATCAACGTATTGACCGCCGATACCAGCAGCAGTTACGTTTTTGAATTCAAAGGTTTCTCTAGCTTCGATTTTCCAGAGCACATTGACAGGCGAGCTCAAAATATTTGCAGCGTTTCCCATTTTAGTCATTCCCCCTTTAAGGTCAGTTAAAATAACAGATCAAATTCACATTATAAGTCAAGGTCACTATTACATCGTTATCGTTAGAGTCAGCCAAAGGATCAATGGCCGTGGTCAGAGGCTTTACATCCAAAATGCCATCGGTCCTGCCAACTCGATTCGCAAGCTTTAAAACTTCCGCATGGATGTTTTCTGATAAAGACATGGCATCGTTAATGGCTGACTTTGGGTCTTGATATCCTTTTAAAAATACCCGGACCTCAACTGGAACCTGAAAAGCATGGGTCTGCTGATTCGCTGGCTGTGAATCAATTAACCCGACCCTTAAATGATACGCTCGGTCAATGATCGTAGCTGGAATGTTGTCCACCGCAAAGCCATCATCCCATTCATTAAGATTTAATGAATCAAGCCTGGCTCTAAAGTAAGGCAGAACATTAACGAAGCTCATTCCCTAATCAGCTCCCGAGTTCTCATGACAATTCCTTCATGCTTATCCAAAATTCCATCTTTATTGGAATCAAAAGCTAGGACCACACGATCAGCCCTGTTTTCAGCTTCCTTTTTGTAATGCTTCGACTTTTCGAAAAAGATGTCATCCACCTGATTTGAAAACCCATTGAATATCAAATGAAGCGTTAAATCCCTAGACCATGGCCTAACTTCGGAAATATCTAAAAGCTCATCCTCAGTCACTTTTGTATTGTCAGTGTTTCGGATGCCAGCTTCATCAAGGTATTCAAGGATTTTGGTTTGAGCCATCCGGTGAATATCTAAAAACGATGAACGGCCAGGCTTTACCCTTTTAAGAATATCTGGCTCAAGAGAAATAAGATCAGCGTCAGAGCTAAAAAGTTTATCGTCACTTGCCGTGATAACTTCAATCTCTTTTGTGGTCGTGACTGGTAATCCATCGGTGGTAACCCTTGCGCTCACAACTACGGTTCTAGACGCTCCCGAATACTGCCAATCTAAAAACCACTGCTTTTGATCGACAGCAAAAACAGAGATAAAACCTGCGCCAGCTTCAGGCTCAATTTCAACTTCCTCAACCGCAGCCTCGCCTTTTGAAATAAAAGTTTTAGACACATCAATTCTGGTTTTATCGTTTATCTGGATAATGCTTTCAGATTCAATGACCGGAAAAATTGCCATTTTATTTTCCCCAATCCCAAATGGTTTTACCTTGAGAAGGCCTACCACTAATTGAGTTTTTAACGTGATTTAGTTCACCAATTAAAAGCCAGAAAAACCAATCAATCAAAGGCTCTAAAATCCAAACACACCACCACTTATTAGCCAAAACACCACGGGCCGTGGCTTGAGATAAAGTCTCAGCACCATTGCCGCCAATGAAAGCTCTTAAAAGTTTCGATGAGGCTAAAATGATATTTTTAAGATACTGAAACATTATTCATCAATCTTTGTAATGTTTAAAAAATCAAAACCTTGTCTGAGTCTATTTATACTATCAAAACAACCCAAATGATTAAAATAAACCTTTTTCCTAAATGTTTTGTTCCTTCTAGTGGCAGTGCAATCTATCAAGTATGTTTCAGCACCTGATAATTCATTTAATCCCAGCATAGATTGATCAATATAAGCGGTAAAAACTCCGTTTGATTCAACTGGAACAACTGAAGTCACAAAAGTCTCAACCCAATTAGTTGAAACGTAAAACAAGGAAATACTAGATATAATACAAGATGATATTTTTTTATCATTTGACATAAATGCTATGACTCTAATTCCATTCATTAAATCAGAATCAAATTGTGCGTGTAGTTTTAAAACTAAAGGAGTTTGAAAACTTGTCCTTGTTGTCTTTTGCAGTGTCGATTGATATTTGCCAGACAAAGAAATCAACTGGCCTGTTTTCTGACCAATCGGCGAGATATATTCGCATGATTCTAAATGCCTAACTTTTCTCACAGCTCTCCTGTAACAATCGCCAAACGACCTTCTCTAACAACACCGTCAGCATTTATTGTAACGTCGATTGTATAATGCTCAAAGTCCGTAATCGCTACGGCTAAAGACGGAGTGATAATGTAAAGACCATTTGCGTTTGGTAAAATTCCAGACTGACTTATGCCAATTAAATTTCCACTCGAATCTCTCACCTGATAAGAGGCAGCACCTAAATTTGCCACATCAATTTTTAAACCGTTTTTAACAATCCAAATGCTACCCTCTAACTGATTAGCAGCATTCACGGAAAACGCACCCCTTGGCTCATAAACAGGTCCAGCCGATGCGTAAGTGATCGGTAAATTGTAAATGATGTTAACACCATCTAAAAGCACGTTCACTTTGGCCGTATAAAAGTTGTTATCAAGATCCAGCACACTCGTAATAGGAGTGATTTCAAAATAACCCTCACTATCCGCTACAATGCCAGTCTCGCTCATACCTGAGACTAAATTCCCGAACCGATCATAAATGACATAGCTTGCAGTTCCTAATCGAATTGGATTTGAAACCACACCGTCGTTGTCTGTCACCCAGAAATTGCCGATGAAATCATTGTCTAGATCAACTGCAAAAATACCTGTGATTTGAGCGTTTGTAGCTCCTGTAATCCCAGGCGTTGTTCTATTTAGTTGCGCAATGTTGTTGTCTCTATTACCAACCCCATCAACAGCCCTCACGCCAACATAGTAATTCACACCTGCTTGAAGAAGTGAACCGTCACTTAGAGCGAAAATGTCTGCGTTTAAACTTCTTGTGACAAGTGCAATGTTTACCGTGTTAAACAACGTCACAGAATTTGTTGAGACATAAACTTCATAAGAAATCGGCGCTGTCGGGTCCACAGCCACAGGCCAAATGGCTTGTAGCTGACCCAAAGAACCCACAGTCAACACTCCAATTCCTGAAAACACAGGAGGAATCAAATCAACAATACAAGCTTGTGATGACTGTTGTTTTGCTCCACCAGTTACAAGCTGATTGGGTTGTATCGGCCCTAACGTCGTACTTTGAACAATAGGACCTTCTATGAATTGGTTACTCATTAGCTATCCTTTAACGAAGGCCTAATGTCTGTTCCTGGAGGAGATACAAAAGTATATCTAACAAGCGTTCCCACTACATTCGGGATTGTTCCAAGAGCTAACCAAGTAGTACCACCATCGGTTGAGTATTGAAAATTAGCAGGATTAGAAGTGATCGACTGATCTACTAACAGCACCCCTGTTAAATCATAAGCTCTAAAGGTTAGCGTTAAAGGTACAGCACTTGCGTAGGCTTGTTTAAGTCTGAAACCTGAACGAGTAGGGCTTGCACTTGACGAGTCATCAAGACTGTACTCCCAATTATCCGACAACTCTGATTGAGCTTCATAGCCCACATTCATTTCAGCAACTTGAAGTGGTAGAGTTTTATCAACGCACTGGATTTTAAAAGCGATTTTAAATTGAATTTGCTCAACACCTACAAGGCTTAACTCATCATAGCTTGCAAGCTGAATCCAACCACCGGAAATTGAACCAAAACCACTTGTGCGGTAATAAACATCAAGCTGCCCGCCGCCAATTTCGCGTTCAAGATCAAAAAGCAAGTTTTTTACAACTGAATTTTGAGGAAGCGATACAACTTTGCTGACAATAAAAGCTGTCCCAATAAGCGTGTCACCAGTTAGGTCTACCGCTAAAACTCCACGCTGTCCGACTGTCGAGCACGCATTAAAAAGCCATCCAAATTCGTTTTGAATTACAAGAGGAGCAAGAGCTAGTCTTAGCTCAAGGTTTTCATTTGTGAATGTCTCATAAGCCTGAAATCCAACATCACCAAAAATTGAATGAAACTCATTGTTTTTGACTTCTTTTGAAATGAGCTTTGGGAAACCAGTAGGAATGAATAAACCTTTATCAAGCACCTTAGAATATGTTGCGTGAATAGTGGCACCCAAAGTCGCATATTGTCCTGTTTGACCGATGTAATTAAACTGTGTCAAAGAAGACCAAAAAGGACTATCTGCTACTAGATCGCTAATTTTGCCAATGTTCATAGTCGAGTTAGTAGCAAAGAAAATACATTTTTCTCCATTAAGAGCAGGATTTAATTCCGCACTTGTTGGAGTTGTCACCATCATTGCGTCGGTTAGCAAGAAAGCAGTACCTAGAGGCACAGGTAATTGCTGAGTTTTAAACTGCCATCCGGCATCGGTTCTTCCAAATGGACGACCAATGTCAATCGTGCCGCTTGAAGTAAATGCAATCGAAGCACCGCCTGGAGTAGTCGCAAGTTCTAAAGTGGTAGAGGTCACGTTTCTTGCGTAGTAAATTGTTTTGAACAAAACACCACCAGGCAAAGACCCGTTTAGAAGCTGAATTGTATCATCGTTATTAAATCCATGCGGAGCCGATGTGGTAATAACACCGGGAGTACCACTTGCTGCCGAAGCATTAGCAATAAATGAATATGTAGGAGTGAGTGCCGATAAGTCTCGAACCCAAATTTCATAAGAAGTTGGCAATCCTTCAAGTGTATAAAGCATTCCGTTTGAGTCATCTAGGGCCATTCCTACTGGGATAAACTCCTCAAGCATTGGCTTAATATTGACGTTTGTTGGTGAAGCGGTAGATCCCTGAGGAGCACCGTTAAAAGTTCTGGATAACTGAAAATCATCAGTAGTCGCACCGACAACATAATATTTTGTTAATGCTGCAAAGGTAGAAGAAGACCATACACCACCGCTAAATGAGGACATATACACAATGTTTCCGTTTACAAGTCCATGCGCTAAACTTGTAAACGTAGTAGCAGTTGAGGTTGAAACAATTGTGCAATCCAAAGTTTTAGATGCAGTTGATCTAACTAATTGATAAACAGCTTTCTGATTGTTGCCTGTAGCAAAATCAATCGGAGTTGGAGCACCAGCAAAAGTGAAGTCAGAGGCATCCACGTTATTGACTAAATAAGTCCCACCGACAAGTGCTGAAATAGTGCTACAAATAACAATCTTCCAACCAGTCGTGCCTGGATTATCATAAACCTTTATAGACCTAAATGAATGTGCAGTGGTCGATACTGAAGGAAGCTGTACAACGCATCGACCCTGATAAGATGTCTCGCCAGTTTCAGGATTGAAGTCGTATCTTGCAATGTAATGCTGCTGAGTAAGTGGTGTTGTGCTTGATACCGATTGAAGAATTACAAACAACCGATTGTTCTGCGTTAAATACATCGCTGTAGTAGCAGGAAAAGTTAAACCAGCCGTGTCGGTATGGATATCGATAAATTTAGGTTCATTTGGACCTAACACTTGCTTAGCGTTAACAGTCTTTTGCCTAACTCGCCCTTGAATGGTGGTGCGCGTTTGGTCGTATGATGTGCCTACCGATGCGAGTAAGTTTAGATCTACTTGTTTCATTTCTTCCCCTTTTTATCTAAAATAATTCAAAACTAAAATCACTTACAGCATAACCTGTGCCGCTTACCAAATAAAAAAACACTTTTCTCAGTGCCTGAATACCAAAAACGCTAGAAACAAATTCTATTTTATCTATTCTTTGATTTTTAGATCCAACATCTAACCAAAAAACATTTTTTTCTAAATTAGAACTGGGATAAACTAAACTACTGCAAACCATTTTTTTGATTCTCTGATTTCTTAAACCAAAATCATAATAATCAATCGACACAACCCTATCAAAAGCAGCTAAAGCATCTATATGATAATTTAGCTTTGTGCTTTCAGGAGAAACTAGACCAAAAATAGTATCACCAACAGGCAATTGACTAATTTTTCCGTTATTTAAAACCAAAGGTCTTTGCTTCATTTATTCTTAATCACCTTCATAAAACTATTGGTTGCTCTATGTTTAAAAATAACTCGTCCACAGCTATTGCCTTACCAATCCTTACAAAATGCGAACTTGTTAGCAATACCGGAATTGATTGAGTCACTAAACCGTTAACACCTAAAAAAACTGGCTCATTTAACGTAAAACTAAAAGAATTGTCCTGAACGGCGCCAAAAATTAAAATATCAACAAATTGACCAATATTAGCCGAACCTAAAGCAAGTCCCAATACTTCAGAATCTTCAAAGCTTCCATTACTGGTGCTCAAACTTACGTGAGTTGAATTATCACTTTTTACTAACTGCATTGCAGAAATGGTTTCTGAAGCAACCCGACTAATGACAAGCCTTACGGCATCTTGAGATGGTCCGCTCCCGGCTTGTCCACTTATATCAAGCTGGCCGGTAATGGGATTCCATACAAAACCCATTTAAACCCTCGTCACACTTAAAACATTATTTTTTGAACCCGAAGTGTAAACAACCGTAACAGTGGCAACAGTTGCTCCACCTGATCCACCAGTCTTGTAGCTATAAACTTCAGTCACAGAATTAGGATAGCTTGCAGAGATATGATCATAACTAACGCCTGCCAATAAAGTGCCTAGGCCTCCAGTTACAGTGACCAACCTTGATGTTGTGCCATCCCCGTTGTCGGCAAAATTTAAATAATCTCTTGTATCCCTATTGTGAGGCAGAGACATTTTTCACCTTTTTTGTGAACACTTTAGTTTCAGAAGCTTCATCATAAAACCAGGCAACCCAATTGGTTCCATCATGAACAATCTGATATCTAAATTCTCTTAGCCTTGACACGTTATTCGCAAGCATCAATTGGCGAAGACCCTCAGGGGTCTCCGCTGATAAGAAATGTGGAATATTAAAAAGATTAGCTGGCTTGGCCATCTAATTAGCTAGCAGATCCCAATCGTACAATGCCTTTACCAGACTGGAGCACCTTCACGCCGTAGAGCTGGTCAAGGCTGTATCGGATGCCGAGATTTGCCAAATCTTTATCTTGATCAAATTCAGGGTTTAGCTGAAATCCGATGCAAGCAGCTTCCATGTGGTAAACCAAAGGACGACCTGCAGTCACAACAGTTGTTTTGATTACAGGCACGCCATAGATTCGGCCGATTTCACCATTTTGGATTGGCTCAGCAGATCCATATTTAGACGCATCGATAAAAGAATCGATAGCCAAAAGAGTTTTGTGCTCGGCTGGGTTTACTGCCAAAAAGCGATTTTCTGAGGGCCATTCTTGAATGTCCAAAAGCTCAAGAGCTTTCAAAACATCTTCCTTATCAAAAGAAGCACCAGCATAAGCAATGATATGGTCAGGCGCAGAAGCCGACACATCAGCGATAAGAGCAGCGTGAATATCCACGTCTACTTGCTTGGCGTGAGCTGATACAGCGCGCTCAAGGTTTGCAGATTCAAGATTCACAACGGCTTGTTTGTTGGCTTTCTTTTCAACAAGCCATTGAACAACTGCGTGTTGGTTTAGCAAAAGCTTATCTGTTCCGTAGGTGAGCGCGGCTGCGTCAACCGCGGTTCCAGATATCTTTTTGGTTACAGAAAAAGAGCCAAGCTTCGGGAACTCGATTTCATCAAGTCCATCTACCGCAAATTGCGATACGTCCATGATAGTTCCAAGAAGCTTTGATTGCGCGATTAGTTCGCGCTGGACTAGCGCCGATACTACCGTCTGCTTTACTGCATCGGTAGCCGTATCACCTGTTAGTACGTCAGCCATTTATTCCCCCTGGTTACGACTGTTTTTCTAAATCTCTCATCGCTACATTCTTGTAGAGATTTAAGAGTTCATTTTTTGACATCTTTTTTAAATCAAGAGGTTCATTTTTTTGCTGATTTGGATTCGGATTTCTCGTGTCAAACTTAGGAGCTACCTTCTGAAACAAGTAAGGCTTTTCCTTTTTAAACTTTTCCACAAGATCCGTGACTGAAGATTCATCGGCTTGAAAGCTTTGATCATCGACTTCAAACTGAGAAAGATCAGTCAGATTCACAATCACGTCAGCATCAACACACCCAGCTTTAATCGCTACGGTTTTGATCTGAGCTTCAAGCTGCCTTTTCGCGAAAGATCCAAAGACTTGGTTAAGCTTCTCGTCTTTCTCTTTTAGCTGCTTTTGCAAGGTCGTTAGGAGTTCATCCTTTTTCCCCTCGGCTTTAAGCTTATCTTGTTCGATAGCTTCAAGCCTTGCTTGCAAATCGCTCATTTCTTTTTTGTAACGCTTGTTAGCTGCCAAAAGTTCATCACGCTTTTTGAGCAGACCCTCTAGGTCTTTGACGTCTTTCGGTTCTTGATTCTGATTTTCGACGTTGTCGAAATCAGCCGCGCCTTTGGCGCTTTGGTTTTCTTCTGACATTATTTCCCCCTTTTTTTGGTTTTGGCAAGTCTGTTGACTTTCATCCCGTTTTTGCGTGATGATTTGCCTACCTTTGTTGGAGAGGGGAAGACTCGCCACCGCACAGTGGGTCTTACACGGGTTGGTTAATAGCCAGCCCGTTTTTTTTTAATCATCACCTAAATTTGGTTTCAAATTTCTTCTGATGAATCGCTTAATTATAGTATTGATTCGCTTTTTAAAATTCTGATCTTGACCTACAACTAAGGGATTAAAAACAACAAAACCCTTATCTTTGAGAGTTGATGCAAGGGCTGCATTTGTGCGGTTATACCTACTGATTTTTGCCTGAGACTTTGGGCCTGTTTTATATGGTTTTCTCACTCCATCGAGAAAGACAATCACCTGATTAGCGGTCTGTTTTAACCGATAAGTGATCGAATCTAAAAGCTGGCCCGTGAATGATAAGTTAGACCTTTTCGGTGAAAACACGTTAGTCGTTTCGTTAAATTGCTTAAGCCTTTGACGTCGTGCAATTGTGGAATCTGCAAGCTCGGGAAATGATCGATTTGCGTTATAAGGCTTTCTAGTCTTTGCTTTTCTCTTAATATCTTCGGATGCAAATTGACCAATTTCTTCTAAAAGCTTGCTGTTTGATATGATTTTATCAATTTTGCCAACGATTCTTTTTTGAAGGTTTTTAGGAATGATGACCTTTATCTCAGCCATTTTCTAAATCCTCAAGGACATCCAAAAGGGCTTCATCCCTATCTGATGCCCTGGCTTTTTTAATCTTTGGCAAAGCGTCTTTTACTGGCTCAAGGATTTCTTTGATCTCGCTTTTTGATATTCCAAAAAATGGCCTTTTAGGTAACGTGTCGCCAGTGTTGTGGTTGAACGCTTTTAAGATTTGCTCTTCATCGTCAATTTCTAAAATGATTTGATTCCCTTTAATCCTAAAATCGATGCTTGAGAGCATATCCCCATTGAGCGTCAAATTGACTTTACCCTTTGATTTCCCTGCTGCTTTAAATTCAAGGCTTTCCACATATTCTTTTTTGTAAGGACCTTTTAAGGTGCCAAACTTCGCATTTCCATCATCCCCGATTTCAATACTTTGACCGCTTTGAGTTCTTTCAACAATTCTATCAATAATTTTTTGACCAATGCTTTGCATTAAATCATCACGAGAAGAAAAGTCAAAATCCAGGAACTCTTTAAGGTTGATCGTTTGACTGATCTGGCTCTTGGTTATCTTCGGTGGCTTCATTGTTTTCTCTCATCTCGTTTAGCAATCGATCAGCTTTAGCCTTCAATTCCATTTGGCCTTGCTCGATTTCTTCTAAAATCTGTTGGGCTTTTTCTTCATCAGCTCCATAGAGTTTTTGAATCGCCATGTTTTTAGTCATAAGTCCATTATCTAAAAGCTTGATGACTGAATCTTCGAGCTCCGATTGAGTCCTAACATTAGTTGGCTCATGATATTTGATCATGATGTCAACCTTATCCGAAATCAGACCATTTCTTAATGGGTCGATCAGTGCATTGTCACCAGTGAATTGCTGCATGAAATTTGACCAAGACTTAATGATTTCAAACTGATCATGCTCTCCAAACCGAAAAAGCTCCATGTCTTGCTGAGAGGCTTGGAATTTATCAAGGTTAGTTAAAAGATGATCAATTCCTGAAGTGAAAGCTCGTTGCTGATCTCGGCCCGATACTGTGGCGGGATCAAGGCCAAGGGATGAAAGGAACATCTTTAATTGAGTGTTTAGGATTTCAAGTGAGCCATTAAGATCGGGCGAAGGGGTCGCAAATTCAAATTTAGGGTCTGATCCTTGCCCTGATTCTTCTTGCTTAATCCATAAGACTTTATTTACACCAATCACGATATCTTTTGGCTCTTCCCGAGAGTACACAACCGCTTGAGAATATCCTTGAAGCCTTGATATTGTGGCCAAATCAGAAAGCTGTGCTAATAGTTCAATGACAAACTCTGTCAGGCTTGATCCTCTGCGAACAAAAAATTGAAAGTCCTTTTCTAAAGCCAGATCAACAAAAGGCAAAACTCCAAGCTCGTGCTCAACTGGCTCACCTGTTAGGTTTCCATGCTCATCGCAAGTGATTTGAAATTGATCAGTCCAAAAGACAAAATTACCGACTTGCTTTCGATCCGAATCATCAGCAATTGTCTGATTTCTTTTATCGTTTAGTGAATAGTTTTTGCTATAACCGGATGTGGGATGTCCGTAAGTGGCGTGGGTATCTAAATCCCACACACTTAAAACATAAGCAAAGGCGCGCTCTGGATCATTCACATCAGGAATCACATCATACATATGAGGCGCAAGAGCTCTGGCGCAGATTTTCCCGTATTTAGGGACTAAATAAAGAGCCGCTTGATCGTGGAGTTTGTAATAGATATTGGCCAGTCTCATTTGAGAATTCACTTGGCCGTAGTGGTAAAGGTTATCTAGCTGAAGCTGTTCTGATTCGCTGGCGTTTGAGAACAATCGAGTGGGTGCATGGCGATAAAGTGAGGCCATTTCCTCAACGATTCTTTTCGCTGGGTTAATTGATAAAACCTTACGCATTGACCTGACTGTTTTATCTGAAAACTCTTCTTTTAGTTTTTCAATTACATATCGATCTTGCCTGTTGCGATAGACATCGAACTTTCTTTGCTCGGCGCGTTTTCTAGACAGGTTTTCGCCTTGTTTAATTTCATCGATGATTAGTTTTCTGATTTTTACATCAAACAGATCAGGGTTTTGCATTTGATTAATCCTTTTATGTGTCTAGCTGGTAAACGCCACCAGATGGTCTAACAATTGGAAAGTGAAACCAAGCCAGATATCCGAGAGCATCGGAAATGTGGGATAAGAGTTTATCTTCCCCTAAATCTAACTGGCTTGACCCCTCTTTGAACCTAAGTTTTTCCAAGTCTTTAATCAAGCGGGTGCATTTTTTATTGATTTTAAGCCTTCCTTTTTCCAGAAGGTTATTAACCACGTTGTATCGATCCATCCTGGCTGGGTTTTTGTTGTATTGAACATTGAGGCCGTATTGTCTTAGGATTTCATGATCAGAATAACCCCTTGCAGAGGTCACAATCCTTTTACCCGTGGAGTCAGGGATAACCGAGATTTTGCCGTATCTTTTAAGAATCTCTTTTGCCATTTCATCGGTATTGGAATTGTGAATCACAATCTCGTCAATGATATTTAAAGTCTCACCATCCAAAAATCCAATGGCGGCGCTCATTGGTACGACGTTAAAGTCAATGCCAGCAAATATCCTAGCATTTTGAGGCACTGAAAGGTCAAAAAGATGTTTACTCCGATTAAAAACATAATAGACACTGCCAGTGCCAATTGAGACGTATTCACCGAGAACTTCTTGTTGATAGACTTTTTCATCGTACACATCCCGTAGTGATTCGGCGTAGCCTTCGGGCAAGTACGGGTTATCAAAAGTTGTGGCCACGACGGTTTTAAATTCAGGGGTTTTTCTTTCCCCCTCAAAGTAATCATAAAGCCAGTTAAAGCCAAAAGCTGAGGTGGTAAGCCTTAATTCTAGACGTTTGGCCTTGGAATCTCGAAGCCGACCGATTAAAACCCTAAAAGCAGCCTCTTTGGCAAAAGCTGCTTCATCAATCCAACCCCAGCCGATTTCAATCCCTCGGATATGTTCGTAATTATCAAGCGAGTAGGCATAAATTTTTCGACCAGCCACATCGATGATATTTCTTTGCTGGTTATAAGAGTAAGGAACCCCAACACTATCAAGTGTTTCAAAGAATCTAGAAAGCGTTGCGTTTCTTAATTGGTTATAGGTATTTGCACCGATAAACCCTTTAGATAAGGGATCGGAGCACAGTTTTTGATAAGCCCACCAAGAGCCCACAAAAGTTTTACCTGTTCCGATTCCAGCTCTAAAAAGTCCAAACTTAGAATTTAAGTTTAAAAAATCATGCTGCTGGGTCGTTAGATTTATTTCCAGAGATGACATTAAACACCGGCTGTTTCAGTTCGGAGAGTTCCATTTCAGACTTATCGCGCCATCCACAAAGGTTTTTAAGACAGAAAATAAGCATCACGTTATCGCCTCTTTCTGCCTTTTCAATTGCTTTTCTAACGATGCTTAACCGCGTGTGAACCATGTTTTGCTCACGAAACTCGACAAATGTAAGATCAAAAGTGTCTCTGATATGACGCTCTATTGTGCGCTCTGCGCATTCAAAAAACGCTGCCGTGTCTGCAAGTGTTGGCTTAAGCCTCATCAAAGCTTTTAGTTGTTTTTCGTCGATAGCCTTTGGCTGTCTAGACATCTTTACCCCTTGGGTTTTGTTTTTAACCTAGCTTCTTGAATGATATCAAAGGCAATTTGGTTTCCATAAAGACGCTCAATAACAGGAATGTTTTTTACCACTGCGCTTTAAAATCACAGCGCCTCACCGCAGTGCGGACAAACTTTGTGCTTAACATCGGCTTCGATGTCTAAGGATGGATCAAAACCTTTTTCTGATACATCTAGGACAAAGTTTTTAATCCCAAGTAAATCAAGATCAAAGTCAGGTCCTAGGTTTTCTAAGTCTTTATTGATCGATGAAATATCAAGCTCTGACCATGTTGCAATTGCATTATCAGATTGAATGAAAGCGTATTCCATTTCTGGTGATTCAAAGTCCTGATACACGACAGGCATGGCTTCAATGCCAGCTCTAATGGCTGCAAGTTTTCTCCCATGCCCTGCCACGATAAATCCAGTTTTATTTGAAACAATAATTGGGTGTCTGATCCCGTGGCCTTTATAGAGTTCTGCCAGGCGCTCAATCTGGTCTTGCCCGTGTTTGTTTCTGTTTTGTGGGTGATCTTTTAATTCTTTCGGATTTTTTAGCTCGTCGTATTTGCAATGTATGATCATGGTTTTGAATGCTAACACTTTGTGTTAATTAAAATCAAGCAAGTCATTTTTTAAGATTTATTTGATCCCATTTAATGAACCGAAACGTCTTCATCCATTTGAAGTCCGCTGAATAAATCCTTATTTTCTTCGATGCAGTCATCTAGAAACACATCAAGGGTGTAAAGATACTCGAAAAATTCAAGTGGTCTAGATGCCTTAACAGTTAGCATAATTTGGGTGAAGTCATCACTTCGCTGGATGAAGTAGCTGACCTCATCTTCGGCTTGAAGTTCTTTAACTTTCTGTGGCTTTGAGCTCTTTTTCGACATAGCCAATCACTTTCATGCTTTTGATTGTTTTTTTAAGGATGATCATACTAACGGAGCATTGATCAGCTTCTAGGTCCCAGTTTAAAGTAAGCGCTATTCTTTCAGGATCTTCAGCGACTAACATTCCGACAGCTTGAATCACTGGAATATCGTAAGTCATTAAGTCTTTTGAATCTCCCCAGTCATCGATTGAGAAATGATCAGCCCATTTAACATGATAAACAGGGATTTTATTTTCCATAGCGTTGTCCCATGAAATCAAAGGTAATATCGTCATGTATGCGAATGATTTGATGCCTAAAGAAATGCTGGTCTAGTTTTTCAACAATGGCAAAGCCAGTTTCCCATGACGGCACTGTTTTTGTGTAAGAAAAGACGTGACTCTTCCGTGAGTCGCCCATCCATCCTGGACTAAAATTAAATATTTTAACACCATCAGGGCGTCTTGTGACCGCTTCCTCGATTCGGTGAATATGGCCATAGACCAAATTGACATTAGATTTTGAAAGTGATGCTTTCGCTGAGGACATTGAATAGGGTTCATGTCTTGCGAAAAGATCAGTGCCTAGAACTTTATAGCTTTGTGTCGGGCCATAGGGGATTGCGACCCAATTTGGTCTTTGATTAAGTCTAAATAATAAATCCCACTGCGTGACGCCGAAAAGAGCTGGAGCTTGATTTATTAAAAACCTTTCAAGTCTGAATTCGTGATTGCCTTCTAAATATATTTTTTTAGTGAGCGGAAAATGCTCATCAATTACATCAAGGACTGAGTTTATTTCTTCAATTTCTTCTCTTAGCGACTGAAGCATTGAAGGATGCTTGCCATGGGAGTTGACTGCGTAGAAATCTGCAAAATCTCCAAGGATCACGATTTCTTTTAAAGACTGTCCGAGAGATCGTAAGGCGTTGAGCATAAGCTCCATTGCTTTCACGTTGTGATAAGGGATATGAGCATCGGGAATGATTGCTGCGTATTCCACCTTGAGCAAAGGCTAACAGTAAAACCCTTTAAATGTTTTATGTTTTTTGATGTCTGGACCTAAAGATAGGAAGGAACCCCGAAGCCTGTCGAGAACATCGGAGCCGATGACTTCAGGGCCCAAAGAACGTGTCAGAGGCAAAACCGACTAATCAAGATCAAATCAGATTTTTAGTTTATTTTGCAAGTCCAGCCTGTTTACTGATAGGCTTTTTTTTGTGAGATCGTTTTCTGAAAAGACTTTAATTCCTGTCTCTTTAGTGATCGTCCTTTTAGGCGGCTCGGGTTGGCTGACACAGCTTTATTTTACACAAGTGGCACAAGCTCAAGTCTTATCAGAGGTTAAAGATTCGTTAAATGAGCTTCAAAAAACCTATTCGAGTGACCGTTATTCTCAACAAACTGAGATTTTAGAAAAGCTTCATGGGATTGAAAGAAGGCTCACTAGGATTGAAAGCCGTCTTGGGATTGATTAGCTTTTTTTATTAAGGCTTACACTCATTGAGTAAGCTATAAACATTGCCCGAAATTCTGCATCGTTTTCTAAAAGTGTAGCAAAAACTTTGACTGCTTTTCTCGCCACTCCGGCGTTGAATTCTTTTTTCCCGCTTTCAGCTTTGCAGATTGCTTTTATTAATTTGTTAAGAATTGTTTTGTTCATTGTTTTTCTCCCTGTTTTTATCACTTCCTAAACCGGAAAGATTCGGTCACCCTTTTATCATGCTGATCAACCTTTGATTTTCGGCTTTGAGTTCGGCGAGTTCTTTTTGCGCCATTTTAAAGTCATTCAACAATTGTGTGTAAGCCCATTCACTAGGTCGCCCCTCACCAGTTAATTGAAGGGCATTTTTTGTTTGCTTCAACTCTTTTAGTAAGTATTGAAGGTCGGATGGGGCGTGGGCCGCTTGCTCTTTGAGGGTGTAGTCTCTTGCCCAACGGGCTCCTTCGAGCCAAGACTTATGAGCGCCACATCTGAAACCTTCGCACTCAGTTCTAAAATGTAAGTCCTCTGGTTTCTCAGCCTCCAAAGCCTTCTCAAAATCGGTCATATCTTTACTTTCCCCCATGCCAGCGAAGCAAGGGTCTTGAAGGTTTCTCCTGTTCACTCACGGCCTTTCCTCCAGTGGGTTTTTCATTTTTCATCCCCAGTTTTTTGATTCACATCCATGCCAGCCAGAATACTTTCGGCGCGTTTTTTATGATCCAAGCCCAAATGTCCAATCGCATAAGTGACAGCTTTTAAAAGTCTGATGTTTTGCGTTTGTTGTTTTTCAAGCTCTTTTAACAAAATCCTGGTTTCGATTGTGCTTGATGGGTCCATTTGTGGATTCATGCGCTTACCTTTTTTGTTTTAATTTTGGTTAAAGTGATTTCAGCTCGTTCATTTGCATCGCCAAAATGCTTTTCGGCAAACACCGAAACTATTTGCTTGTCGTTGTGGATGACCCCAGATTTTTGCAGCACGTCAAACGGTCCACCAAGGCAGTTGTCGATATCGAGTTCATTTTGATGATTTTTGAAAAAAAAGTGCATTTCTGCATGGATCAGATCAGACTTATTAAATAACGCGGTGTCTGGCGCTCTAATCGCCGCAAGGTGCGCTTCAGATTGCCTGGCCCATAGCACGTACTGGGTTGATGGCAAAACGATTGTGCGGCCAAATTTGGAGCGAATTACCTTCTTGCTGTTTTTTTTAGCAACAACGCGCCCAGGCAAAATCAGCTTCATGGGTTTTGGCCTTCGCTCAAACTTTTTTCTAGGTCCTGGTAAAAATCTCGCCAATAACCTTCGCTAAATTTTCTGGTTCGCTCCCATTTCATCACAAGTTCCCAGACTTCGCCTTTTTTTTCCTGAATCTGATTAAGCACTGGGGTTTTGTTTTTTTTCGGAACCCATTCTTTGTGCTCACTTTCATCAAACGACAAACGCTCAAAAATGTTTGAAAGCGAGTAATTCCACATCGGAAATTTTTCCCATCTTATTCCTCTGAAGATTTTTTGACCGATTTCGCAATGACACCGAATAAAAGCTTTTTGACCGCCAATTTTTTTCTTCAAGGTATTCACGCCAGAATCGCCGCACCAGTGACACTCATTTTCTGGCCGCACAAATTTGTCATCGATCCCCACGTTGCGGTAATACTCGCGCATACCAGCTTCAATGATGTCTTTTGGTAGCGGAGCGGTTTTAAAGCTGATTAGAAAATGCGTGATGATCGACGCAAATTGTTTTGCAGAAAGCTTAACAAGCGCGTTGTAAATCAATTTTGTCCGCTCGTTTGAATAAGCCTTTTCCCCAAAAGTGGCATGAAGCCTGGACATTTGAGTTTGAAATTCTTCAAGGTTCATTTGTTTTTCTCGCTTTCGATTTCATTCCAAAAAGATTTCCAATCGAAACCTTTTTTTTCTTCGATCAATTCGGGTTTTAACCAATCTTCAAAATCTTCAAGCCAGTTGTGCAGGAAAGGAATGTATTTACGCTCGGTGCCTTCTCGCTGGTGGTAATCAGCAAAGTTTTTGACCGCAACCTTTAGGTTTTCAAATTCTTCTTGGGTTTTTATTTTTTCCGACAGCGCAATCATGGCTCGGTTTTTTTTCTGAAAATTCGGGTAGTCGTTAATTACCGAAAGGTAATTAAACCTAAACCTGTTTTCCTGTCGCTGTGCGTCTGAAATTTGGTTTTGGTGCTTATAATTATCTTTATCCTTTTCCTTTTCCTTATCTTTATCCTTAGCACCTTGCAAGGGGCTTGGATACCCCTTGGATACCCCATATTTTTTAAGAAGATTCATCACCGAAAGATGTACTTTGTTGTTCGGGTTTAAATCCGACACTCCGCATCCATACTGAAATTCGATGAACCCCGAAATCCAAATTTTATCGCTTTTCACAAAAAATAGACGATCCCCGAAGTTTGATTTAAGATCATCGACCGTCACTTTTTGGTTAACGAAATGGGACAGCGTTTCCATATCTAAATCCCAAAAACCTGCGTGATCGCATTTATCGCAAAGATACCGCCAGGTTTCCTTCATGGTTGGGTTTAGTTTTCTAAACCACCCCTTTTCCCATATACAGGTATCCGTAAAGCGTTTCGCCATCAGTTTTTATCCTCGATGAAAAAACTCGATATCCGATAAAAAACAAAAACCAAAATCAAAACCCAAACCCAGATCATCTTTACATCCTGACTTGAAAAGTTTTTGGCTTTCTAATCAGAAAAAACCCACGCTCTTGGCAAAAGTTTGATTTCTGATTTAAGCCTGATTGATCCGATCTTAAATCAAACCAATCGGGTTTTTCGCAAGCCTTCCAAATCTCAAAGCAAACTTGATCGGGATTTATTGAACGACTCTCCACTCGCAAGCACTGATCAAATGATCTGGCCTGGGCGTGAAGGCCAAGTAAAAAACTAAAAAGGAATATCATCGTCAGCCCCCGGAGCTAGGTTTTTAACACCTTCTGGACGCTGATAACCTTCGCCATTGTGTTTTTGCTTTGTCAGCTCGTTAAGCTTCACTGATTTTATTTTTTGCAAATCCTTATAAGTGAGGGCTTGCTTTAACAAAGGCAAAACCGAGTAAGTGGTATCGGTTCCGGTTCCGGTTCGAGTAATTTTCACAACCGTGGATTCAAGCGGATATTCTTCATTGATTTCTGATAAAAGCCTGTAAACCGTAACCCCTTGCTCGAAAACCATTGCGATAAAATCTTGGTTTTCTTTTTTCAAAAAATTCACTCGAAACCTAAAGCTTGCACCTTCTGTCCCCTCGGCGACCTCACTTGATTTTCCATTCTCCCATTTAATGAAAAATTCTTTTATATCCCCTCGAAAAACCCCTTGAACTGATTCCCCATCCTTAAGCTTTAAAAAAAGCTTTGATCCCCCTGTTTCCAAAACATCTTTTCTAAAATTCATTTGATACCCTTTCATGGTTATTTAGTTATTTCTTGTAAAACTCTGTGCAAATTCAGTGCTGCTTTAAAGCCCTCAAAATCAAGCTCAAAGTCGGTGAATGTTTTAAATTCAAATTGTCCTGATTTTTTATCAAAGCGAATAATAAACCGAGCTGGAAATCTAAAGCCTTTTTCTTCTTCTAAAGCCTGCTGATAAGCAGCAGTCTGAAATCTCATCTCAGGGTAAATCCCGCTTGATGTTTTAATATCACCAACTCCCAAAACCCCATCGATTTTAGCTACAAAATCACAAGTGCCAGCATAATAAAATTCTTTTGAGAAAACCCTACGCTCACTTGCAATGACTTTGACATCATGAGCATCAAGCCATTTGTGAAATGCCTCGACACCTTTTTTTGCTTCATCGGTTTCTAAAATAGGTAGCGTTTGTTTTTTAAAATAACTTTCTGCGTATTGATGAACGTTGGTTCCACTATCGCCTGAAGCTTCCATTTTTCTTCGATGAGCGGTTTTTGATTCTTTTGCGATAACTTCTAAATCACTCCTTCCGGATTTTAATTGATCAAAAAAATAAGCGCTTGCCATGTTTGCAGACCATTGAATCAGCATCGGCTTACTAATCACCTGAAGAATTGTCGTGACTCCTGGGACATAGTTCCCATTCCAAGTGTATGCGTCATGAGATTCATCAAATAAAAGCTCCCCACCATGAATGATTTGACTCATTCTTCATCCCCTTTATTATTCATTTCCTCTTGATACTGAATGACATTCATCTGCATCACTTCATCAAATGTCGTGACTTCAACTTTCGCCACATTGGGATGAAGCCTTAAAAGCCACACTAAAAAATCAATCATTTAAAATCTCCTAATGAGCCTTTTCTTCAGCCCATTCGGTAATCTCAAAAAGTAAGGGCTTTGCGATCACATCGGTCACATCAATAAGGTCTGGCATTCCAGGCACATCAAGTTTTAAATAAACTTTTAAAGATTCTGTCTCGGCGCCAAAGGATTTTTTAGTCCCAAATTCATGATCAAATGAACAATCGACTTTTTTAAAATCAATCTCCACGTCGTAGAACTCGTCGTAATTAAGAATGAGATTCAATTTTTACCCCCAGTTCAATTTTGTTTTAGTCGATTAAAAACCCGTCTTTTTGAATTTCTTCTAACAAGATGCTGGCAAAAATCTGCTTTGGAGTTGAAACATACCGATTTTTGATGATGAGTTGCGCCGCTGTCGCTGAAACCCCTCGGCTCACAAGCCTGATAAAAGCTTGCTTTTCACCTATGGTTTTCGCCCACTGCACAACACTGGATTTTAAATCCCGCTCACTGATTTGGTTTTGCATGCTGTTGTTTATATCTATGTTTTATTTAAAGTAAAGAAATAAAACAATAAAAGTCATTTTGTGCAAATTTGAAATGGGGTATTCAAATTTGAAAATGGGGTATACAAAACCTACAAAAACCCCCATTTAGTACGACTTAAACAAATCAGAACCAAAAAAAGAACAAATAAGTCTTAAATAAAAAAAACCCTGCAAAGAGATTCCTTGCAGGGTCTATGAAACTGGTGGTTTTAAATCCTTACGCTTGTGGAGCTGTCTCGTCAACTGCAACTCGCTCTTAAACGACACTTGGTCCGTTATTTTTACCAGTAAACGATAAGTTTACCAGATCCACCAGCACCTGAAGATGGGGTATCCCCTAAAGCACCGCCACCGCCTGCTCCCGAGTTAGCCGCTGCGCTACCGCCTGGCGCATCTCCACCGTTACCGCCTGGTCCGGCTTGCCCACCACCTGAGTTAGCCCCTTTTTGATATAACACTGTACCATTGCCAAACCTTCTAATAACACTAGCCTCGTAAGGTTCATTTACAAGAGGTGTCCCTAGCCCCGCCGGGACCCAAGCTCTTCCACCTATAAATTCAACAAAATTGCCAAAATTTGTTGGCTGTCCTAAATTAGCTCCGTCAATAGACCTTGCTGCGCCACCGCTTCCAATAACCACAGAAATGCTAGTCCCTGGCGTAACTGGGACCGCCACAAGAGACGCAGGAGCACTGCCTCCTTGATAGTAGTCTGGAACAACTCCTGAACCACTAGTGGCCTTATAACCACTACTGCCACCACCATATCCAAGGACAAAAACAGAAAAAATATTTTCAGGAACTAAAAATGTTCCATTAGATAAAAATTCTTGAGAGTTTAAACCAGCTAGGTCGATCAGAGCGTTAATGTTTGCGCCTATTTTGTTAAACAACGCCTCCGTTAGAGGCGCATCGCTTGCAATTTCAGCGTCATTCATTTTTGCAATGTTACTTGGAATATCAGCCATATAAAATCCCCTTAGAGCATTTTGTAAGTTGACCCGCCATCGGCAAAGTCTGTGTTTCTCATATAACCATAGACAAGCTTTTGCGAGGCAGTTGTGTCAACATCATCATAGTGAGAAAACTCTAAAACATCTCCAACCGCAGGAGTTGAGCTCAAAGCTGGATCAACTGTGACTGAGTTTGAACTTGGAGTTGTTAGCACTGAATCTTCGCTTAAGCTAAAATCATTTTTTCTGACAACCACTGACGGGCTTTCAATGTTGATCCACTTTCGATACTCTTGCGCATCAAACTTTGCAGAAAAGCTTTCTTCAATAACAAAAGATGACCCGCTTGATGCTGATCGAATTTTTGAAGATGGAGAAATCAAAGCATAACGAGCGGTAGGATCATCTTGCGTATCGACTAATTCAAGCTCAATATCGCCAGTTTTAAAATTGATACTTTTATTTTGAATCTCGTAAAACCTTGGACCAAAGCTTTTTTGACCTGATTTGGTGTCAGGCAAAGGGATGTCGCTTGAATCGACAATAATAATATCGCCAATCTCAGAGCTAAAACCTGCGTCAAACAATGTCGATAGAGTTAAAACTTCGGCCGCAAATTTGTAGCGTTTAAGCTTTCGATTGGATTGCTGAAGGGCTATGTTATCCCCTGACAAGAAATCTCTCATACCAAGGGATTCAATTGTTAAAGTCTTATTTCCAGCTTTAATCTGATTTTTAGAGTCTTGTGCAATGTTAATGACAGCACTTTTAAATTTTTCAGGATTTAAAATATCTTGCTCATATTTGTAAACAACCTCGTTAAAAAACTGAGCTGAGATGGATCTTCTGATTTTAGCCCTTGATGCTTTTTTGATGTTGTTTGAATTTAATGTTGTGATGTTCTCGCCAGGAATTGGGCCGATTGTGTAACCAACTGACGCCTTGGTTTGTCTTGGGATACTAAAACAAGCAATCGGCAAATATATTTGTCGATCTAAAAACTCTCTTGCGTTTTCAATTGTTTCCACAAGCCTAAAGTCATACTCTTCATTGGATAAAAACCTTGAAAGTAAAAGCTCATGTTCATCAACATCAATTTCATCGGCTCCCATTTGGCACCCATCGGGAAGGGTGTCATAGCGTGACCTAAACGACGCCACGGCTGACGTCATCGTTTCATCGGCAAGAGCCGATCCACCGACCACCAAATAAGTCCCTTGATCGATGACTTGAATATCTTCAATTTCTCTTAATGTGA